AGGTAGTGATAGCTATTATAATGGTGCTAACTATATATGCCCTGACTTAATTGGTAGTAATAATGGAACTAGCTCTGGTATGGATGATGATGCACTTATAGGTGACGCACCTAATTCAACTGCTAATGGAACTTCTACTAATATGGCTATAGATGCAAACTTAACTGGTAGCGCACCTAACTCTAGTAATAATAGCTTTTCAGTGAATATGGATTATGCAGATAGAGAAACTAGTGTACCTTCATAGTAAAAATATTTTAAAATAAGTAAATATATAAATAACAAGTAATTAACAAATAACAATTAAACAATGGCAACAACTTATGCAGTAATAAATTTGTCTGATACAAACGCTATTTTGTTCAGTCAAGTAAATCAGTCTTCTGCTCAAACTATGAGAAGAAATGTAGCTAACACGCAGGGTGTTTTGTCTTATCAGGTAGAGCCAAGCTTTATTACTAACGGTTCGTTAACGCCTGTTCAGACTTATGATCACGATAGTATTTTAGCTTTATTAGCTACACCAGAGTGGACACCGGAAGATCCTGAATAAAACAAAATATAATTTAATCTAATCAAATGAAAATAAAAGAAGAACAATTAAATAAAATTAAAGATCAACAAGAAAAGCTAAATGAACTAATACATAATATAGGTTTATTAGAATCACAAAAGCATGGTTTGCTTCATGAAATAGCTAAAGTAAATGTTGAAGTTGAAGAATATAAGCAAGAGCTTGAAGAAGAATATGGAGCTATAAATATTAATTTAGAAGACGGTACTTATACTAAAATAGAAGAAGATGTCAAAAGTGATAAGAAAGATTAGTATAGGATCTGATTATAAAAACGATGCAATGCATTATTCTTTAGGCCAAGAAGTTTATGGCGGACACAATATTTGCGATATATTATTTAGTGATCAAGATCATTCATATAATATTTATATAACTAAAAACAAGGAAGTATTACCTTGGAAAAAGTTTAATCGTAATATGGCAGTTTCTGTAGAATACGATTTAAAATATTAATGAAAAGCTTATATAGATTTATAGTTAAGCCTTTAATAAATAGATATGATAATATACGAAAGATTAATGAAAATGAACTTATCATTAACACAAGTATTGAAGACCATAAGTTTGTTAGCAAAAAAGCTGTTATTGTATCTACTCCAGCGGCTTATACCTCAAAGATAAAAAAAGGAGATGAAGTATATGTTCATCATAATGTATTTAGAAGATATTATGATATGAAAGGCATTGAAAAAAACTCATCAACATTTTTTAAAGACGATATGTATTTTGTTTCACCAGAGCAAATATACATGTATAATTTAAAACCACATTTAGATTATTGCTTTGTTAAACCTTTGCATGAAACAAACGATCTAATAAACAGAAAAGAGAAAGAGCATTTTGGTATATTAAAATACTCTAATAAGTCGTTAGAACGCGTAGGATTAAATCCTGGAGCGCTTGTGGTGTTTACACCATACTCAGAGTTTGAGTTTATTATAGAAGGCGAACGGCTTTATTGTATGAAATCAAATGATATAGTATTAACACATGAGCACGAAGGAAACGAGAAAGAATATAATCCAAGCTGGGCGTAAAGCGGTTGATGAATTAATTAAAGTAGCTGAAGAAAAAATAATAACAGATACTTCAGATGACTTAGCAGCTGATCGTTTAAAAAATGCAGCAGCTACTAAAAAGCTTTGTATTATGGATGCATTTGAAATATTACAACGTATCGAAGAAGAGCAAAATATTTTAGACGGTAAAGATAATACTAAACAAACTAAAACTTTTAAAGGGTTTGCAGAAGGGAGAAGCAAGTGAGTTATAAGCAAACTTTATGGAAAGAAGTTAAAGACGTTGTTAATCCTAAGATATTAGCTAAAAACAACAGATATAAAAAGTGGAAGTACGGATATAATGAAGATTACGATTTTATAGTAATAAGCAAAAATGGAACAATTGGACAAATCATCGAAATACAGAATCTCCGCATTGCTTTACCAGCAACAAATGAACCGTATAAACGAAGCAAAGATAAAGCGGGACAATATTGGGAAAGATTTGAATACCCAAAAGAATTACAAAGAATAAAAACAAGATTTGATTGGGAAGAATATCCAATTGATTTTAAAGAAAAGTGGTACGATTATATAGATGAAGAATTTAAAAGAAGAGAGCAAGGTTTTCATTTCTACAACAATGGCGATCTTGTATATATTACTGGTACTCATTACATGTACTTGCAATGGTCAAAAATCGATGTTGGTGCACCCGACTATAGAGAAGCAAATAGATTATTCTTTATATTCTGGGAAGCGTGTAAAGCAGATGACAGGTGTTACGGAATGTGCTATCTTAAAAACAGACGAAGCGGATTCAGCTTTATGTCAAGCGCTGAACTTGTTAATCAAGCAACAATATCTAGCGATTCAAGATTCGGTATATTATCAAAGTCTGGATCTGACGCAAAGAAAATGTTCACCGATAAAGTTGTTCCAATATCTGTTAACTATCCGTTTTTCTTCAAGCCAATACAAGATGGTATGGATAGACCAAAAACAGAATTGGCTTACAGAGTTCCAGCGTCTAAACTCACGAGAAGAAAACTCGAAGAAAATATAAAAGCATTAGATATACAAGGTTTAGATACTACTATTGATTGGAAAAATACAGGTGATAACTCTTATGATGGTGAAAAGCTAAAGTTATTAGCGCACGATGAAAGTGGCAAATGGGAACGTCCTGATAATATATTAAACAACTGGAGAGTTACAAAAACTACATTAAGATTAGGATCAAGAATTGTTGGAAAATGTATGATGGGCTCAACTTCAAATGCATTAGATAAAGGTGGAGAAAATTTTAAAAAACTATACTACAATAGCGACGTTACAAGACGAAATAGAAATGGACAAACATCTTCTGGGCTCTATAGCTTGTTCATACCTATGGAGTGGAACTACGAAGGATTCATGGATACTTATGGATTACCTGTCTTCACTAGAGAAAAAAGTACAGTTAAAACAAGAGACGGTTTTGAGATTACAACAGGAGTTATCGAACATTGGGAAAACGAAGTTGAAGGATTAAAAAACGACAGCGATAGTTTAAACGAATACTATAGGCAATTTCCAAGAACTGAACAACATGCATTTAGAGACGAAACTAAAAATAGTTTATTTAATTTAACTAAAATATACGAACAAATAGACTACAACGAAGAAATACGTAATATTGCTAGCGTAACAAAAGGTAGTTTCATGTGGCAAGCAGGAATTAAAGATACTAAAGTTGTGTTTAATCCAAACAATAATGGTAGATTTTTAATATCTTGGGTTCCACCTAAAAACTTGCAAAACCGAGTGATTATAAAAAATGGAACAAAATATCCTGGAAACGAGCATGTTGGTGCATTTGGTTGTGACTCTTATGATATATCAGGAACTGTAGATGGTAAAGGTTCTAATGGTGCACTTCATGGACTTACTAAATTTTCAATGGAAGATGCTCCGCCTAATCACTTTTTTCTTGAATATATAGCTAGACCTCAAACAGCTGAAATATTTTTTGAAGATGTATTAATGGCTATGGTATTTTATGGCATGCCTATACTTGCTGAAAATAATAAACCAAGGTTGTTATATCATATCAAAAGAAGAGGTTATAGAGGTTTTAGTATGAATCGTCCTGATAAAATATGGAATAAATTATCGCCTACTGAAAAAGAAATAGGTGGTATACCAAACACAAGTGAAGATATTAAGCAAGCGCATGCTTCAGCTATTGAAAGCTACATAGAAGAGCATGTAGGATTAATGGAGCAAGGATACGGCGATATGTATTTTCAAAAAACATTAGAAGACTGGGCACAGTTTAATATTAATAATAGAACAAAGCACGATGCTTCTATTAGTTCTGGTTTAGCTATCATGGCTTGTAACAAGAATAGATATAGGCCTATGCCAGAAAGACATAAAAAAATTATTAATTTAGGTATTAAAAAATACGATAATACAGGTTATGTTTCAAAAATAAAATAAATGAATATAATTCCAAACGCAAACACAACAAGTTCTTTTCCAAGTCAGGTAGTACCAGACGCAGAAAAAGCTACATATGATTACGGTTTACGCGTTGCAAGAGCTATAGAAGACGAGTGGTTTAGAAGTGATAGAGGTCGTTATGATAGATTTAATACTAACTACAATAATTTTCATAGATTAAGATTATACGCAAGAGGTGAGCAATCTGTACAAAAATATAAAGATGAATTATCTATCAATGGTGATTTATCATATCTTAATTTAGACTGGAAGCCTGTACCTGTTATACCTAAGTTTGTTGATATTGTAGTTAATGGTATGTCTCAAAGAAGCTATGAAATTAAAGCGTATGCGCAAGATCCTGAGTCTATAATGAAAAGAACTGCTTATGCAGAAGCTTTACAAAGAGACATGACGCAGAAAGATATTATAAATCAAATTAAACAAGTAACAGGTTTAGACGTATCAAAGTCTCAAGGTAAAGGTTTAGAGCTAGAAAACGAAGAAGACTTGCAGCTTCACATGCAAATGAATTATAAAGAGTCTATTGAAGTAGCAGAAGAAGAAGTAATTAATCAAGTTTTAGATTACAATAGATATGATTTAATAAGACGTAGATTAAATTATGATTTAACTGTTCTTGGTATAGCATGCGTTAAAACAAATTTTAATAGATCAAATGGTATTGAAATAGATTACGTTGATCCATCTAGTTTAGTTTATTCTTATACAGATGATCCAAACTTTGATGATCTATATTATGTTGGCGAAGTTAAATCAATAAGTTTACCAGAACTTAAAAAACAATTTCCAAACTTAACTACTTCTGAAATAGAAGAAATACAAAAATATCCTGGTAATACTAATTATACTAGAAATTTTAACGGTCGTTATGACGATCAAACTGTTCAAGTACTTTACTTTGAATATAAAACTTATACTAATCAAGTATTTAAAATAAAAGAAACTGCATCAGGTTTAGAAAAAACATTAGAAAAACAAGATGTATTTTTAGAAGCGCCTGAAACTGATAACTTTAAAAAAGCTTTTAGATCAATAGAAACTTTATATAAAGGTGCTAAAATACTTGGTCATAATATGATGCTTAATTGGTCATTATGTCCTAATATGACTAGACCTAACTCTGATACTACTAGAGTTAATATGAATTATAATATAGTAGCACCTAGATTATACAAGGGTCGTATAGAATCAATTGTAAGCAGAATAACTGGTTTTGCTGATATGATACAGCTTACACATTTAAAACTGCAACAGGTTATGTCTAGGATGGTACCTGATGGCGTTTTTGTAGATGTAGACGGTTTAGCAGAAGTAGATCTTGGTAATGGAACAAACTATAATCCAGCCGAAGCTATAAATATGTATTTCCAAACTGGTAGTATAGTAGGTCGTTCTTTTACGCAAGATGGTGGTCCTAATCCTGGTAAAGTACCAATACAAGAACTTCAAACTTCTAATGGCTTAGGTAAAATACAAAGCTTAATACAGACTTATCAATATTATTTACAGATGATAAGAGATGTAACCGGGCTTAACGAAGCAAGAGACGGTAGCACTCCTGATAAATATGCATTAGTTGGTTTACAAAAATTAGCAGCTGCAAATAGTAATACAGCAACAAGACATATACTTCAAGCTAGTTTATATTTAACATTAAAGACTTGTGAGAATATATCATTAAGAGCTTCAGACGCATTAATGTTTCCAATGACTAAACAATCATTGATGCAAAGTATATCAAGATATAATGTAGGTACATTAGATGAATTATCAAAATTAAGTATGCATGATTTTGGTATATTCTTAGAGCTTGAACCAGACGAAGAAGAAAAGCAACTACTTGAACAAAATATACAAATAGCTTTACAAGCTGGGCAAATAGATTTAGAAGATGTAATAGATGTTAGAGAAGTTAACAATTTAAAGTTAGCTAATCAAATGCTTAAAAAGCGTAGAAAAGATAAAGCAGCTAGAGATCAACAAGCACAGCAAGCTAATATACAAGCTCAAGCACAAGCTAACGCACAAGCAACTGAAGCTGCTGCATTAGCAGAAACACAAAAGCAGCAAGTATTAACTGAGCAAAAAATGCAACTTGAAAAAGCTAAATCTGATTTTGAAATACAAAAAATGGAAAGAGAAGCTCAAGTTAAGCAACAGCTTATGGAGTTAGAATTTAATTACAATATGCAACTAACTAAAGCTCAAGGGCAAGCTAAAGTACAAGAAGATAAATTTAAAGAAGATCGTAAAGACGAAAGAACTAAAATACAAGCTACACAGCAAAGTGAGCTTATAGACCAAAGAAAAAATGATTTGTTACCTAAAAACTTTGAGTCAGCAGGTAATGATACATTAGGTGGATTTGGTTTAGAACAATTTACACCTAGATAATTATTAACTATTATATTATATTATGTCAGAAGAAGTAAAAGAAGAAGGATCTTTTAAGGTAAAGAAAAAACCTGGAAGGCCCAGAAAACTTGTTTCACAAGATGAAACAATAAAAGTAGATTTAAATAAAAAAGAAGAAGATGCCGTTGAAGAGCAAAAAACAGATGAGGTATCTGTTCGCGACGGATCCGAAGTTAGCGAAGAAGTTCCTCAAGAAAACAACGAAGAAACAATTGAAGAACCTTCCGGAGAAAGTAAAGAAAAAGAAGAAGAAGTAATTACTATAAGTGAAATTACTGAAGAAGAACAACAAACTGAAGAGCCAGTAGTAGAACAAACTACTGAACCTGTAGTCGAACAAAGACAACTTCCAGAAAATATAGAAAAGCTAGTGCAGTTTATGGAAGATACAGGTGGAACAGTTGAAGACTATGTTAGGATTAATGCTGATTATTCTAATGTAGATAATAATACTTTATTACAAGAGTATTATAGAAGAACTAGACCTCACTTAGATTACGAAGAAATTAGCTTTTTAATGGAAGATAATTTTAAGTATGATGAAGAGGTTGATGATGAGCGAGATATAAGAAAAAAGAAACTTGCTTATAAAGAAGAAATTGCTAAAGCCAAAAACTTTTTGGAGGAAACGAAAAAGAAGTATTACGACGAGATCAAGTTGAGACCGGGCGTTACTCAAGAACAACAAAAAGCAATGGACTTTTTCAATAGATACAACGAAGAACAGAAAATGGTTCAAGAGCAACATGGAAGGTTTAAACAAAGAACCGACAACTTTTTCAACAAAGAATTTAAAGGTTTTAATTTTGATGTTGGAGAAAAGAAGTTTAGGTTTAAAGTTGCTAACACCACAAATGTAGCTAAAAACCAATCTGACTTAACTAATCTTGTTGGGAAGTTCCTAGATAATAAAGGAGAAGTCAAAGATTATGCTGGTTATCATAAAGCCATTTATGCTGCTGAAAACGCTGATACTATAGCTAGTCATTTTTACGAGCAAGGCAAGTCCGACGCTATTAAAGAAATGACTGCTAAATCTAAAAATATAACAGAAGATGCTAGGCAAACTGCTGCTAACGCTGGAGATGTTTTTATTAATGGATTGAGAGTAAAAGCAATATCAGGAGCAAATAGTTCTAAGTTAAGAATAAAAACAAAAAAAATAACTTAAACTAAAATTATAAAATTATGAGT